ACACAACACACGTTTCAAACAAAATTTATTATAAAAATGCCTCAAATACTTGGGTTCATCTAGGATCAAATGCATGGCATAATTCACATCCAGTAGTTTCAGTTGCATCAGGAACAACTGTTACAGGTGGACAAACAATGTCAATTAACGGTATTACTGTAACACCTGGTGGAACAGCATTATCCGATGTTGCAACAGCTATCAACACTGCTAATGCAGGTGGAGTTACTGCAAGTGTAAACGGCACAACAGGTAACTTAGAAATATTCCACAATGGTGGAGCATTTGGTGATTCAACTGCAGGTTTCAATACAATTAGATTTGAAGAAGGAAATGGAGTATTAGCGGCTTTAGGAATTACAGCGGCAACATACAAAGGTCCAAGATTCCAACAATCAGCACACACTAGCAGACCAACTTGGAAAACCGCAGATCAAAACAGACCTAATGGTTCTGTTTGGGCTAAAACAACATCAGCAAATAGTGGAGCAAACATGATTGCTAAACTTTACAGCACATCAAGTGGGGCTTTTGCAAGTGTAAGTGCACCATTATACGCAAACAATCATTCAGCAATTTACAATATAGATCCAACAAACGGTGGAACAACTATTGCAGTTGGATCACTTTATACACAGTACAACATAACTGAACAAAGTGTAGATGGACAAGCAGATAATACACCAAATGTAGGTGATTCACAATTATTTAGATATGAAGGTGGAACAACTAGTATTCAATCTAGAAATACTAATCCAAGTACCACAGCAGGTGAAACATTTACAGTTAGAGAATCATTAAAAAACCAAGAAGCATTAGATACTGCTAAAACAGTTACTATGGTTTCTGGAGATGGTTCAACACTAGGTGATGCAGATGACTTTATAACAGCATTTGCGGCGGCTGGTTTTACAAACTTAACAGCAACAAAAATTACAGAAGGTGAATACACGGGTGCAATTAAAATTACACACGCATTAGGTGGTGATTTTAGAATGAATAACACATCAGGTACTCCATTAGATGATGTTGGTTTTGGTACAGGTTCAGCACACGCATACGGAACTTATACTGCAAACAGTACAACTTTAATTGATAACTTATATGTTACACCAACGGGTGATTCGGAAGATTCAACTGTAGGTAATGAAGTAATGGCTTCTAATTGGAAGAGATTATCTTACACAGCATCTATAAATTCACCAAGTAATGAACCAACAGATGGTACATTATGGTATGACACAAACATTGATTCAGCAGATATCATGACACATAACGGAACGACTTGGAAAGGATATGCAACTGTATATACATTAACTGATCCAAATGGTCCTCAATTTTCAGCAACAGCACCAACTACACAATCAGATGGTACTGGTCTTGTTGATAATGACTTATGGATTGATACAAGCGATTTAGAAAATTATCCAAAACTTTACAAATATAACACTTCAGCAACATTAAGTTCAACTAATACATCTAATAATGTAGCAGTTACAACAACTGGTGCGGCGTGGGTACTAGTAGACAAAGCAGATCAAACAACAGAAGATGGTATTGTTTTTGCAGATGCTAGATGGCAAACAAGTACAGAAAAAAATGCAAATAATAGTACACAGGCGGGAACAGCATCTTCAATTAAAAATTTATTAAGTGATAATTTCTTAGATCCAGATGCTCCAAATCCAGCTTTATATCCACAAGGTATAATGTTATGGAATACAAGACGTTCTGGTTACAATGTTAAGGAATACAAAAACAGCTATATAACAACTACAAAATATCCAAGTTCAGGATCAAATGGATTAGGTAACATTAGATACAACAACGAATCAGTTGCAGGTTACTTTCCTGATAGATGGATTACAAAATCAACTAACAAACCTGATGGCTCTGGATGTTTTGGAAGAAAAGCACAAAGACAAGTTGTTATAAAACAATTAAAATCTGAAATAGATACTAACCAAGCAATAAGAGAAGATCAAAGAGGATTTAACGTAATTGCTTGTCCTGGTTATCCAGAAGCGATACAAAATATGATCAACTTAAACATTGATCGAAACTATACAGCATTTGTAATTGGTGATTCTCCAATGAGATTAGAAGGTACAGCAACAGCAATTCAAGATTGGGCAAATAATACTGCAGGAGCTACTGATAACGGTGAAGACGGATTAATAAGTGCAAGTGATTACTTGGGTGTATTTTATCCATCAGGATATAGTACAGACAATTCAGGTAACAAAATTGTTGTCCCATCATCACATATGATGATTAGAACATTAGCGAACAACGATAATCTTTCATATCCATGGTTTGCACCAGCAGGTACAAGACGTGGTGTAGTAGACAATGCAACAGCAGTTGGATATATTGACACAAGTTCAGGTGAATTTAAAACAATATCTGTTACAGAGTCAATAAGAGATTCGATGCATACAGTCAAAGTTAATCCAATTACTTTCTTCTCAGGAGCAGGAATTGTTAACTTTGGTAACTTAACAAAAACATCAGCAAGTTCGGCATTAGATAGAATCAATGTTTCTAGATTAGCAGTGTATCTAAGAAGTCAATTAGACGCAATTGCTAAACCATTTATTTTTGAACCAAATGATGAATTAACTAGAAACGAAATTAAAGGTGCAATCGAATCATTCTGTTTAGAACTAGTTGGACAAAGAGCATTATATGACTTCTTAGTAGTTTGTGATGAAACAAATAACACAGCAACAAGAATAGACAGAAACGAATTGTATGTTGATATAGCAATTGAACCAGTTAAATCAGTTGAATTTATTTACATACCTTTAAGAATCAAAAACACAGGAGAAATAGCAAAATTAGGGAACTAATTTTTGGATAAATATTAGGAGATAAAAATTATGGCAATATCAACACTTTCAAAATTTACAGTACCTTTAGCAAACGATCAAAGTTCAGCATCACAAGGCTTATTGATGCCAAAACTACAATATCGTTTTAGATGTATCCTAGAAAATTTTGGAGTATCAACACCAAGATCAGAAATTACAAAACAAGTAATGGATGTTACAAGACCAAACTTAACTTTTGATAACGTAACATTAGATGTTTACAACTCAAGAGTTTATATGGCAGGTAAACACGTTTGGGATCCAATTACAATTACAATAAGAGATGACGTTAATAATTCAGTTACTAAACTTGTTGGCGAACAAATTCAAAAACAATTTGATTTCTTTGAACAATCAAGTGCGGCATCTGGTATTGATTACAAATTTACAACTAGAATTGAAATGCTTGACGGTGGAGGTGGATCATCTACACCAAACGTATTAGAAACATTTGAATTATATGGTGCGTATGTTGAAAACGTAAACTATAATACACTAGCATATGCAACTTCTGATCCAGCAACAATTACAATGTCTATAAGATACGACAACTGTATACAAACACCACAAGGTACAGGAATTGGTACAGCAGTATCAAGAACAATCGGTACACTAGCAACAGGTGGTGGACAATAAAATTTAACTTGCAATTATAATGAAAGAAGCGCCTTTAACGGCGCTTTTTTTATGGCTATAAATACAAGGGTATGCCAAGTATTAATAGTTTTCTTAAAGGATTTCAAGACGGCCTTCCAGGAATGAAGGATTTCCGTCATGCTTCACGATTATATATTGACGATCATTTTAAACTTGCACCAAAACAAAAATTTCTCTTTCATGTAGTATTAACACTTAATGACGTTGTAACTCAAAGAAAATTTACTCCTAATGAATTAATAGAATTGAATATGCTAGTAAAAAGCTGTGAACTTCCTCGTTACAATATGAACATAGAGGAAAAAACTCAATATAATAAAAAAATGTATACAGCAACACGTATCGCATATGATCCTATAAACATTACATTTCATGATGATCATGCTGATACTGTAAATGCTTTTTGGAAAAAATATTATGAATATAATGTTGCAGATTCAGTACATCTTAATGAAGAACTTGCAGAAAAATATGCTAAAGATGATTATTATACAACAAATAGAAAAACTACAAAGTGGGGTTTAGATACTCCTAAACAAAGTAAACTTCCATTTATAAAAAATATTGAAATTTTTGTATTACACAAACAAAGATTTACATCATTTAGATTGATTAATCCTGTTATTGGTTCATTTAATCATGACAATTTAGACCAAGCAGATGGAACTGGTATTATGCAAAATACAATGCAAGTTTTATATGAAACTGTAAGATACAAAGCAGGAGTGGTTGGAAAATCGGCAATAACAGGATGGGCTACATTACACTATGATAATGAGCCTTCACCTTTAAGTGTATTAGGTAAAGGTACAAATTCTCTTTTTGGTCCTGGGGGTGTTGTGGATGGCATTGGTTCTGTAATAGGTATGGCTAGAGAAGGAAATATTTTAGGTGCAATTATTGGTGCGTCAAACACATATAATAATGCTAAAAAAATGAAAAAATCAGCGGTCAAAGAAGAATTAAAAGGAATTGTTAAAGAAGGTGTTTTAGAAGTTGGCAAACAAGCAGGTACAATTACAAATCCTGTTGGTTCTTTTGCAGTTGGCGCCGTGGCGGCAACAGCACTAACTCTTGCAACTGCAAAAGGTACAGTCGATAATAAAAATCGACAAAATACAACAGTAATATCGGCTCCACAATTAGATACTGTAAATTTTCTTACACCAGATGAATCTTATACTCTTATAACAACAAACACAACCGTAAGAGATGCAATCGCGGCAGGTATATATTATAAAGACATTGGTTCTCGAAAAGGTTTAACAGTAGCAGAAAGTGACATAGAATATTCAGGCTCTCTTGATACAACAAAAACAGTATATAGAGCTAAAGCAAATACAGATATTCGTAAACTTGTAAC